CTTCTTCACGAGTCATTTGTTCTGGGTTATCTAAAGAGTTACCAGAAATTAATTCGTTATCTTGAGCTTCAATATCTTCGATTAAATCACAGATTAAAGATTCATCTGCTTTAAAAATAACATTCGGGATTTCGTTATTTCCGATTTCCGAATTCTTTTCGAATACTGATAAAAGGCTCATCTTTTTTATCCTTTCTAATAATAATATGCACGACACCATATATCATAACACATATACACCATACACAAAATGCAATTAATTTATAATACTCATCAGTTATATATGATGGTATTAAAACAACAGCAAGTAAAAACAAAGCAAACATTATTCCATTCTCCTTTTTAAATAATTAAATATTCTTTTTTCTATTTTAGAAAACAAATCGTTGAGAGATATATTAATAAAAACATTTTGTAAAAATAACTTATTATTATTTCTCTCTAAAGCAATTTTATTATTCCCAAAATCAAATATATCTCCATATTTAGCTTTTACATAAGGATAAAAAGTATCGATAGCAATAGAATACATATCATGTTTTAAATCTATATCGCTTGAAGCAAATATATTATATAACAAAGGATATGTTTTCTTAAAATTTTTTAATTCTGGTTCTGTTGCTAATGACATTATATCTCCTACAGCATTATATTCAATAGTAAAAAACATTGCTAGAAAAACCTCAATACCGTAGAAAGTTTTAAAATCAAAGAATGGTTTATCAGAGAAAAATTTATTTGCTTCTTCTGCAAATGGGATAGCTTGTTCTTCTTTTTTTGCTGTTTCAGGTTCACCATCAATTAATCTAATAGAATACGAAACTTTTTCTAAGTAAGAAGCGTTTATATTTAAAAATTTACCACATACTCGTATACTAAATAAATCAAGAATTATATCCCTTGGCAAAAAACTTTCTTTAAAATATTTAACTACTTTTGGATGATAATATAGGTTTTTTATTAAATTTTGTATATAGATAAAAAAACTAATTCCAGTAGGAAACAATCTACAATTTTCAATAATGCAAAAAAAAGTAGTTCCAACTCTCCGATATATTGCTTCAGTCTCTAACATATTTAATTTATTAATATCTAAAAATAAATTCGATATTTGCATAAATACATCTATGTTTCTTGCTTTATGACTACATAAAATTAATGTGCCATTAAAAATTCCATTAGACATGTTTCTTTAACTCTTTCTTACTAATATATTTTTTTACAGCGGCTTCTATATCTTTTAAAATTGGAACAATATCTTCTTCGTATATTACATCTCCAATATGAATTTCATCTTTTCCAAAAGTTACTTCTAGTTCATAATACTCATAATTATAATCTTCTATGTATTTTAAAAAGATATAAGAAGCAATTTGAATTACGCTACGATATATACCAAGATTAAAGCCTAAATAATTAATAATAATTGGGCCAGCTACTGGCATTAATTGCATCACATATTTATAATTATCGTCTCCATCTTCAAGATAATCAGTAAATATTTTTTCAAAGAATAAACGAATGCCATAATACGTAGAGAAATCAAACATTTCTATGTTGCCAACAGCATCATTAATATTTTCAGAAGTAAATGGGAGATTTTTAATAGTATGGTCAGGCACGTCATATATAGTTTTATCATCTTGGGTACCAATAATTTGGCTTTCTCCATAAAATTCATATAATACATGACAACCAGGTTCATAATCAGTGCCCATTACACTAATGCCAAAACCAATAAAATCATCAAAGGTTAATACTTCATATTTTTCTTTATTCTGGCTATCTGCTTTACACAATTGTTCAATCTCATCATCAAATTTTTCTTTATTAAAATCTAAAAGATAGTTAAAAGAACTTTCATATGTCCATCTACCAGAACTAAAAAATGACCTAGAAATAGTTTCGACATAATCTGATTTCAAATTAAATTCTAAATCTTCAACATACACTTCTTCGAAGCTACCATAATAATTATTTGATATATCTAAATAAGCAGTTAGCAAGCCTTGCATTTTAATTCTATTTTCTGGAGTATTTTCTAACATTTTATTAAAGAAAAGTACATCGCCAGTAAACGATGAATCATTAGCCATAGTATTCCCCCTTTCTTATATATATTAATTAATTAATGTATTTTGTTTACGAATTAATTTATTCATTTCTTTTTGTTTTTGAATAATTTGATAAGATAATTTGCCAATTTCTTCTTGTTTTTCTTCGATAGCTTTTTGTAATCTTACAATTAATTCTTTATTATATTTTTTAGTATATTTACGGCGATTTTTATCTAATAAACGTTTCAAAACATATTCAATTGCTTGACGAGTTACTCCATATTTATTGGCAATATATTGATATGTATACCCTTGTAAATATAAATGTAATTTATCTAATGTTGTTTGAGATGCACCATCTAAATTAGCATATTTAAATTTTTCATTACGAATTAAAATTTCTTCTTCTGTAGCTAAAATATCATCATTTTTGCGTCTACAATCTAAACAAACATTAGTTTTATTTCCTCTACCAAGTTCTTTGCCACAAATCTTACAATATTTTTCTTTAGCTTTATATTGAATATCTAAATTATCAAGATAACAATTTTTTTTATTTCCATCTTTATAAACAACAAAGAAATCTTCTGTTTCTTGTTCTAATAAAAATGCTTTAGCAATTAATCTAGCAATAGAAAAACGTTTTTTATCTGTTACTCTTGTAACCACCATACCATTCGCTTTATATAGAGTGCCTCGATTAATTGTATATCCAAAATGAGATGTATATTGTACTACTTTATCTGAGTATACAAAAAAGCCATCAATGACTTTACATACACCGTTCTTAACATCTTTTTGAATTTGTTCTTTTGGAATACGCTCTTGTTGCATATATCTTCTCCTTATAAAATAATTATAGCCACCCAGTATTATACAAGGTGGCTATAATTAATAAATGCCTTTTACAATTTCAGCATCATATTTTCTTTTTTTATTGATTATTTTTTGACCAATTTCATCATAAGAATCTTTGACAATTAATTGATATACAAATACAGTATCATGAATTGAATCTGCACGTTCAAGTCTACCATGTCGTTGTGTTTGGATTGCATAACTATCCGCAGCTTCATATTCGATTAGATACTTACAAGCATTGAGATTTAAACCTTCCGCACCACTGTCAGAGCATAATAAAATTTTATAATTATCCATATTTTTAAATTTATTATACACTTCATTATATCTATCTTGGCCAGAAATACCACCATTAACATATGCAATACCAACATCTTTAATAGATTTCATTTCTCTGACGCGATTAGTAATCACATCTTGCATGCGTCTAAACTTAGAAAAGATACAAACTTTTTCACCAGATTCAATAATTTCTTCAACTAAATTCATTAATAAATCTAATTTATGATTTTCTTTACACCCAGTAACATATTGTTTTGCCATTTCGCTTTCAGATTCAGACAATAATAATTCTGAATTAGCAAGTTCTTGAGCGAAAGCTTGACGAGCCATAATACCAGCATCTAGTTTAATACGCTCTTCATTATGTAATGCTTCAGCAGGAGATAATGTTTTGTCTAATGCTTCTAGTTTGCGTTTCATTTCAGTTAATTCATCTAATAATTTATTAGACATTTCTAACTGCTCTGGCTCAAATTCACAATATAATTGATTAACGACTAATTGAGGTAACTGTTTAGCCACTTCTTCTTTCTTTTTAGTAATCATATATGGTTTAATTTTACCATGTAATTGTTTTGTATTTTTAGCACCAATGACACGACCATAACCACCATATTTTAAATACAAAGAAGAAAAATTAGTTTTCTTAGGGAATAATTCAGGTTGAATAAATTTAAATAACCCATAAATATCTAACGGATTATTTTGAACTGGTGTAGCAGTAGCTCCAATAGTCATTTTAGCATCACCAAATTTAGCTAATGCTTTATTTCTTTTAGAAGTATCTGATTTAGCATATTGAATTTCGTCAGCCGCTATAAATTCTAAATTCATTGCTAATAATTCTTTACTAACTTCTTTATCTAGTAAAGTTTCGTAATTACAAATATATAAATCGTAGCCTTTAAATTGATTTTTAAATAATTGGCTACGTTCTTTTTTTAATTGTTTGATTTCTTCTTTTAATTCTTTAGTTTTTTCTTTTTTAGATTCTCTTGTTTTAATTCTATTTGTTATATTAGAAGTTAATTCTGAATATGTTTTAATAACAGTAGCTTTTAAATCAGAAAATTTACCAACTTCTTGTTGCCATTGATATTTCAAACTAGCTTTTACAATAATAAGACCAGGACCATTAATTACATTTTTATGCAAAGCTTCTAAATACGAACAAATAACGATAACAGTTTTGCCAGCTCCGCAAGGCAGGACAGTAAGGGCCTTTTTATTATGCAAAATAAAATTTGCAACCTCTTTTTGATAGTCATAAGGTTGCAATTTCATACAAGAACCTAAATTAAAATACGAATCTACAGAAAATTTATTTTCTAATTCATTATAAATTTGCTCAGATATAATCCAAGTTTTATTATCTAAATTGTATTGGACTTTACCAGAATTAAAAAGACAGAATAAATAATTAAGGTCTTCCCTAGAAACAGATTTGATTTCAATTTCATAGGAAGACCCTTCTTTTGATTTTAATACTAATTGTTCCATACTCATAGTATTACATACGTTTAATATATTTGTCATCAATTTCTTTTAAAAATCTTGATTCGTCATAATTTCTCCAAGCTCCGCGAGAGTTAGATTTATTATGACGAGTCAGAAATAAAAGAGATTTAGCGCGAGTCATACCAACGTAAAATAAACGACGTTCTTCTTCTTCCATATGAGATTTAATCGCCATAAAAGAAGGAATTTGCATTTCACTACAACCGATAATAATAACGATTGGCCATTCTAAGCCTTTGGAAGAATGAATGGTAGTTAATGTTACACCACCATGTTTATTTTCAGATTCTTGTTGACCTACAACCATTGCATCTAATAAATCTTGTAAAGTTATAGATTGTTTAGCGATAGCAATTAATTCATTAACAATTTGCCAACGGGCTTCAAATTCCTCAGCGTCTTTTGTTTTCTTAATAAATTCTTTATAGTTTACTGCTTCAACTACTAATTCAATTAACATAGCAGGCGTCATAAAAGAACTACCCTCTTGAATTTGCTCTAATACTGCACAAAAATTAGCTAATCCAATTTTTTGTTTAGCAGATAATCCTTTACAAGATAATAATACTTGTTTCATAGAAGCAATATCTTTAACAGAATCTACACTATGTAAGAAATGAAATGTTAATGTTTCAATAGCTTTTTCTCCAAAACCTCGTTTAGGTACTTGAAGAGCACGACAAATAGAAGTAAAATCTTTTGGATTATTGAATACTTGCAAGTAAGAAATAATATCTTTTACTTCTGCTCGACTATAAAAAGGTAATCCATTTACAATATGATAATTTACTCCATTTGCTAAAAAAGAATCTTCTACTGTGCGACCTAAATAAGACATGCGATACAATACAGCAATATCTTCTTCTTTATAACCTTGTTTAACGCAAGATTTAACGATTTGAGTTACACGAGTCGCTTCTTTTTTATGAGTATCTAATTCAAAACTAACAATAGGAGCACCCACTTCACCTTCCGAATAAGCTACTTTATCAAATAGTTTAGTATTATTAGCTACTACAGAATTAGAAGCATTAACAATAGTTTGACTAGAACGATAATTTTGTTCTAATTTATATACTTTTATATTGTTATCTTTAATAAATTGTGCCCAAGAATTTACATCAGAGCCACGAAATGCATAAATCGATTGGTCATTGTCTCCAACCATACATAAATGAGAATGAGGACCACACAATAATTTAATAAAACGTAGGTCCTGTGCTGAGGAATCTTGGGATTCATCATTAAGTATATATTGGTATTGAGAATTAACTTCTTGTAATACAGAATTAAAATTTTCTAAAATTTTAATTGTATAATAAATTAAATCATCAAAATTAAAAGCATTTTGTGCTTTTAAAATTTGCTGAAATTCTTTATAGATATGTGCATATTCAATATGGTCTTCTTCTAATACAATAGTATCATCAGGAGATAACATATTTAATCTACAATCTGAAATATAAGATTTAACAAAACCTAAATCAAAATCTAATTCATTTCTTTTTAAAATACCCATAATAATTTCATCACATTGTTCTGGGTCATAGATAGAAAATGGATTAGAGAATCCAATTAAATGACAATATTTCCGCAACAATTTTACACAAAATGCATGATACGTGCATACCATCAAATTTTCAGCTCGTTCGCCTACTGTTTTAACAATACGTTCTTTCATTTCTTCAGCAGCTTTTTTAGTAAATGTAAACATCAAAATATTCTCTGCTTTGATATTATCAAGCATCATATATGCTACTCTTTGTACTATAGTGTGAGTTTTACCGCTGCCCGCACCTGAGATAACTACCATGTTTTCTTTGTAATTCATAACTGGTAATTTTTGCTGGTCATTTAACTGTGATAGAATTTCTTCTTTCGTTTTCATTTTATTTTAATCTCCTTTCTAAAAATAGGAGATTAAAATCTCCTATTTTAAATTTAAAAATTGGTCTGGATTATCAGACATATAAAATTCACTTTTATCTTTAGATTCTGTAATAGAACCATTAATAACTTGCATAACTTGGTCTACTGCTTCATGACATTGTTGACCAATAAAACCTTGTAATGTTTCTACTTGAATATTGCCTTTTTTATCAATAGTTACTTTAACACGTTTTTCCATTTGTAATCTTCTCCTTGTCTTAATTTAATATTAAATGCTATATCCATTACTTGTTTAATTGCTGGAATAAAATGATTTAACATAGTTTTTATTTTAATTTCATCATCTTTACTAGAAAATTCTAATGTATTATTTTCTACTACCATTACTTTACAAATCATAGAATCAAATTCATTCACACATTTAATAATATATTGAACATTTGTATTTACACATTCATATCGAACAGAAAAAGATGTATTATTAATCTCTTTCTTGCTACTTGCAAAAGCAAGCATGCTATGTAAAAAACATAGCATATTTTGTCTTTCATTTAAACACATATATACTTTCATTTTTGTCTCCTAAAAATAATTTTAGGACACATAATGAACTATGTGTCCTAACTATTTACTTATTAATAACAATAAGCACCAATTTCAATTTCACCTTGTTGATTTTGTTCAACATTTTCAACAATATAACCAGATTGTTCTAATTGTTGCATTACATTAAATTTTTGATATTGTTGAGATAATTCATCTACAAAAGTTTTTTCTTTAAGACCTGTCATCCAAAAGTCGCCAACAACTTTCAAATGATTTTCTTCATCACCTTTTAGCACAATACCAAGACAATTATCTGCGAAAGAAGCATCTACTGCATCACCATCATTGCCATGACGGAATTTAATAGATTTAACTGTCCAATCCAATTGAACACCAAGAGCTTCCATAGCTTTATTTAACAAATCAACTTTTACATTTTTCAATACATCACAAGTATAACGACGATAACAAGACATTTTAATGTCCTCCTTTTTAAAATATACTTAAATATAAATAAATATATAATATTATATACATTATTCTAGCCAATAAATTTTATTAAATTGCCAAAGTAATCTGCATTTTCGTGCATTTACTTTTTTACAATGTTTAATTCTTGATTGAAAATTTAAAGCTAACTGTTTTGGATATAAAGCTGTAACATAGCCAGTGTGCGTTTCTCCATTTTTATATGTATAAGAAACTAAATCTCTATGTTTAATTCCTAATACGTTATCAGTTTTTGCTTTTGATTTTCTTTTCATCGGTTTAATAGTCCACTCTTTTATACTACAAGAATCTGGGATACTATTTGTAATACATATAGCATCATTACTATGAGATTTTTCTATATTCCATTCAATTCTTTTATTTGCAGTTTCACCACCATTAGTTAGATGTAATAATCCTAATTCAGATATTTTACTTCGTAGATAGTTTTTACCTTGCATAACATGCATTGCGTAATCAAACCGTTTAGGTTTAGAGCCAATAATTTTGAAGTATTTATCTTCAAAATCTTGCTCTTTGCCTTCTGTTTTTTGATGACATTTAAAGCAAAGTGTAATTAAATTTCCAATAGTATCTGCTCCACTATATTTTCTTGCTTGTATATGATGTACTTCTAATTTACAATTAGATTTTCCACATTCCTGACATTTGTAATTATCACGAATAATAGCTGCTTTCCTAAGATTTTCATCTAAACGATTAGATTTTTGATACTGCCATTTATAAGGTTTATAATCATCTGTCATTGCACGGATATCTATACAAACATCTTCAAGATAATATTCTTTAATATTTATTAATTTATTTAATTGGTATAACACTCTCAAAATAGAGTCTTTTTTTTGTTTGATACTTGGAGCTAATCTTCCAATTCTTTTAGAAGATGAACGATTATTAAATCTCATCGGTCTATATCTTTTATGATAACGATGATAATGTCTATACCCACGCCTAACATCCATTAAGTGTTTTACATCTTGACGTTGTTTAATAGTTCCTTTAAATACTACTTTATTTTTAGTAGGACATTTTTGAACAATAGCTAAACCAACATGTATAGAACCATCATCTATACCGCAAACTATATAACTTTTATCATTTTTATTAGTTTTAATTTCTTTTTCTAATTGAATCACCATTGGATACATGGATTTTAATATTGCTTTACCTTTTCTAATCAAATACCATCCTTTGTTCATTTTTGTTGGTGCTAAAGGCTTGTTATTTTTATCAACCACAAAGCAATATTCTTTTTTAATATTTTCCATTTCTGGATAACCTTCCTTTCGGAGAATTTTTCGTCTTGCCAATGTCGTGGAGGGTATATGTGTTTCTCTGTTATCTATGCAGAACATTAGCATAGTTTCTTGATTGGCACTTACAGAGCTTCAGACTGACGAGTACATCTAAAGGTGTGTCTTTAACCTTTTCCATAACGTAGTTCATATCTGCAACATATCTTTCGATAGTAGCAGTCACTGAGGCTAGAAACCTATTATTAAGCAAGTGAAAATAAGAAATATAATATATATTTGTTCACTTATTTGCACTTTTGTCTATAAAATAAGCTACTTAATAATTAGTCCTTTTTAAAAATAAAATTATTTATTATCTACAAAATAAGTATTCCATTCTTGAATATGTTGATTTAAAGTTAAGAAATAATAATGCCCCATATCATAAGATGCTGGGCAAATTTCTAAAGTAGTAATATCATTCATATCCTCAGACCCCATAACAGAATCCATGATATCATTTTCTAAATCAGCAACAACAGAAACGCCTTCTTGTTCATAAATATTATAAATACAACGAATAAAATCTTCAATGAATTTTTGAGGTAACTCAATTTTAAATTCATCTTCAATTAAATCAAGTGCCCAATCAGATGTCCAAAAAGTCGTTTTATCGTTTACTTCTATTCCATTAATTGTGCCCTTAAATTCTTGAATAATCTCACGTTTCATTATACTCCACCTCCTTATTATAAATCAAGGTCTAATACAGAAGCTTTGCGTTTATTTTCTTTCACTTCATCTTCTGCCACTTTTCTTGCTCTATCTTTACAATATTGTTCTAATACAGCAATTTTTTCTTTAGAAGATGTCGCAATAGGAATTACTTCTTCAATCGCTTTATCAATATCTTCGAGAACGATAGTTTTATCTTCTTGATTCATAGTGCGAATATAATTAATACGTTTTAGATTTTTAACTACTTGTTGAATTTCAGCACCTACAAAACGTTCAGTATGTCGTACAGCATATTGCAATAAAACATCATCTAATACTACATTCTTTTTATTTAAATGTACATTAAAGATAGCTTCCCGTTCAGATGTGGTAGGTAAAGAAAAATACCATTGAGCATCAATACGACCAGAACGTGTAAATTCTGGAGGTAATACGCTCACATCATTAGAAGTCATAATTACATATACACCATTATTGTTATCTTGCATAAACTCTAATAGTGTTTTCATAACACGAGCACCTACGCCACCATCAGTATTTTGCGAAAGTGCACCACCCACAGCTTTCTCCACCTCATCGAGAAGGAGAACGCATGGAGCACATTGTTTAACAACTTCCATCGCATATGCTATATTTCGTTCTGATTCGCCAACCATACGATTCATGATTTTATCCATAGATAATTTAATTAAAGGTACACCTAATTCACCAGCAAATGCTTCAGCACTCATAGTTTTGGAAGTACCTGGAATACCTAAGAATAAAGCACCTTTTGGCATATCTAAACCAGCTTTTTGAGCTTCTTCAGACATAGAAATTTGCTGTTCGTGCAACCAATCTTTTAAAATAGCATTACCACCAATATCTTTCATGGAAATTTCTGGAATTTTATAATCTAGTACACCAGATTTCTTTACGATATTGATTTTAGATTGAGATAAATACGTAGCATCAAGTTTCTTAAATTTAACGATAGATTCTTTAGATAATTGAGAAATATCTTTAATCGTTAATCCAGAGCACATATTAACAATTACATCTAATTCTTCTTTAGTTGGTAATTGAATTTCTTCACGCTTTTCTTCTGGAGCTCGATTTTTTAATTTTTCTAATGTCTTAATTGGAGTAGCCGTTAAGAAATTAAAAATATCTTGTTTAGAAGGTAACGTATATTCAAATACTTTGAATAGATGAGCAATAGAAGAATGCACTGCATTTGGAGATACAACAATAATAGGCGTATACGATACAGGTTTACGTCCTTCTTTTACATCACGAATATATCGTGCAGTTTTAGGATTTTGAAACAATGGGTCTAAATCTTTTAAAATCCAAATATTTTTTGTATTGACGTTATCTTCATCAAAAGAATCAGGGATGATACCTAACTCAAATAATTGAGGAGGTTCTTTCATTCCTACATTTACTTTTTCATAATTAGGCCCAGTAATTAAATCTACTGGTACTACACCTAATGTATTAGACCATTCTTTAATATTGCAGAATTTAAATTTTTCCATGCCAGAAAGCATAGATAAAAAATCTTCTAAAAAATCTGCTTCCTCAATAGTCTGAACCCAAATACATTCAGTTCTCGCAGAAAGCAAATCTTTTAGTTCTGATAAATCTCTCATTATAGTTCCTTTCTTATTTTTGTCTACAAATCGATATCCAATTCAAATGTATCTGAATTTCTATCTTCTTCTAATTCTTGTAGAAAACGTTTTGAATATGTAAAGAAATCTTCTTCTTGTTTTCTTTCTACATATACAGGTACATTAATTTTCTTACTTAGATTAATCGCTGCTTTACAATCAATTATATGATTTCTGCTTGTATAACTAGCAATATCATCTAAAATAATATAACGACCAGGATATCGTTTTTGGTTTGGAATAAAATTAATAACTGCTTTATCGATATTTTTAATAGAAATATCAGAAATAACATTTGATAATACAATTTTTTCTTCTTCAAAACTAATTTTTTCAAAAGTGGTTAAAATTGTATCATTATATTCAATATATCCAAAGCCTTTTAATTGCAAATCCTGATGAATAACATTTTCTTTAGCGAATAGTTCTTGTAAAATATTATTTTTAATTGTGTCTTTAATAGATTGAATAAATGTATTTTCATCAATACTATCCATTTGTTCATTAATAGTATCAAGAACTGCATTAGCCAATACATTAACATTATAAGATTGAGCAAACTTATATTTATTTAATTTACCAATAACAGTACCTGTTTCACTAGGTTTATCATATTCATAAACATAATCAATAATATTTTCGTCAAATATATTTTTTATATCTTGTGTATTCAAAAGATATGTCATCGGCATAATTCTTTTAATCGGTAACGATTTTTGATTAAAGAATTCGAATGTTTTTTCATCGACATATACAGTTGCATCTTTAAATTTTTTCTCAGCTAGTATCATATTTTTCCTTATTTTTTCATATGGAAAATCAAGTTATCTTTCTCATCTAATGAAATACCACTTAAAATTCCAGCAGGCATTCCAAT